CTGTGTCACTTCCAATTTTTACTTCATAATGTTCTGGTATTACTTCACCAACTGGTTGTCTTTTTATTATTTTGGCATTTTTTATATTTATATCTTTTAAACGTTCTTTTATTATTTGTGCTGTTGTTTCGGGATCATTTGATAAAACATCAAAGTCTGCTATTTTCTCTAATTTATGTTGTAGATTTTTTGGCATGTATTGAGAATATAATGAAATAGCATACCCACCAAAAAATACTACACCTTGATTTACAAGTGTATTTCTAACATTATCATAAATATCGTCTTCTTGTGTTTTATTTTCCATATTTCTTTGAAACTCTATATCGTTACAATTTATATTTGTAATTGGATAGTGTTTATTTAAAAGAGCTAAACGTTTCATTACTTTTTCCCATCTACTTGTGTCACCAGCTGGTCTTGATAATTCTAGATACATAGACATTCTTAAATAATTAGGTGGGGTATATAAAATTCCACCAACTCTTATCGCATCTTTTTTAAGAGCATTGTATATTGGTTTTGGCAAAAGAGTAATATCGGCTACTGGAATGTAATTTACAAACACTTTATATGTTCCATGATGTTGACCTGCTTTTGCTTCTACATCTGTAAAACCTTTTTTGTAATATATATCTGCTAATTCTTTCGCATCATCTAAAGCATTAACTGTAAAAAAATCATAGTCTGGCACTTCTAATTCTTTGTTATAAAATTGGTCTTCGGTTGGTAATATATTATTAATTGCTGTTCCTCCATAACAAATTAAATTTTTTTGTTTAATGAAGTCTTCAACTATTTTAATTATATTTTTGATATCATCTGAATTTACAACACGTTTTGCTATTTTTTCTTCAGCTTTATCAACCGCCATTCTTAATATTGCTAATTCACAATCTTCAAATGTTAAATCTTTACAAACATTTTTTGATTTCATACTTTCTTATATATTAATTAGAATTAATTATTAAATAAAATTGAAAAGTAATTTAATAACTATTTTTTATTTATTAAATTATATAATGACCGAATTTATTGATTCAAATAGTTTATTAGCACTTAATAATGTATCTTCTTCTGTTGTTAGAAAAAGAATTTCTGCGGAATTAAAAACACTTATAAACACATATACACATATAAATATAAGTTATAATAACGAATTAGATTTAATTGTATTACATATTCATGATAATAGTATAACCTCACAATATAGTGAATTCTCATTTATTATACCAAATACTTATCCGTTTCAACCTCCAAAGGTTAAACTAAATGAAGATGATTACATAAATTTATTAAAAATTAATAGTTATAATAAATCAACAATTATACAAAAATTAACAAGTAAAACTTGTTTATGTTGTAATACAATTATTTGTAAGGATAATTGGTCTCCTGCTTTAACATTTATTGATATTATTACAGAAATAAAGCACCATTTAAAAATTATAGATAAAATAATATTACAATTATCATTTGATAAATTCAAACTACTTTTACGTGATGATTACAAAAATATGGAAACTATGAGAAATATGAACAAAATTATTTAATATTTAAAACTATAATAATCTGTACTTGCTTTACGTGTAGAATATGAGTAAGCTGGATTTTGCGGGGTTGGTGTTGGAATTGTAACAGGTTTGTATCTTAAATTCTCTGGTTTCAATGAAAAAGCATAACCTGCTCTATCAAAAAACTGAGCATTTTCCATAAGTAAATTATCAACCAATTGATATCGCATAGCAACCATTTGACAACCATAAGCTCTACATAAAGTACCACTTGGATTAGCAGGATCTGTTCCCTTATCAGGAAAAACAATTGTCATGCTTCTTCTGTTAAATTCAGTTAATTCTTGTACATCCGGATTATTTTTAATACCATAATAATCAGATGCTCTCATAAATACTGAATTACTAGTTAAGTTTACATATTCTAGAAATTCCTTACTTTCTAAAAAGGAGTTATTAATGCGGTCAACAATCAAAATAACCTTGTTTTTAAAACTTAACAAAGGCATGTTTCCTAAATTTTTACCGGAATTTTCAAAACTAAACTCTTTTCCAAGCATTAGATTGTCGTATGATTTGAATATATTAGCTAATTGTTTATACATACCTTGGTTGTTACTTTTAATTCTTAAATGAATTAAAACAGGATCTGTAGAATTAGGACATGTACCTCCAGCAAAAGCATAATTATTAATTGTGTCCATTACACTTCCAAAACTAACAGAATTAAATGTTTCCTTAACATAATAATCATCTGATGTACTTGTAGCAACAACTGGTTGATTATTAACTGAGTATATTTCAAAGTCTAAACATCTAACACCTTGCTTTAGAACTGCTTTTAAATTACAAATATTTACAAAATCATTTTTATAACTTCCTCCTGAGCAAGCATTATAAGCTGTTTTAATGTAATAATCGTATAAATTGTATTTACAGTCTGGATCATTGGCCGAAATTGGCCTTATATTACCATTAACAGTAGAATACAAATTATTCATATAATTACATTCACTTTTTTCTAATTTACTTAGGTAAATCATGTAACCAATAAATATAATTAAAATAATAAAAATAAATGCCATTATCATATAACTCTGGAAATCTTCATCTAAAGATTTCAATTTTGACAAATAATCTGTAGGTTGGCTTGACATTAATCTAATATATTATATTATTTTTAATTTTAGAAGCAATTTAAAATAATATATAATGAAGTAATACTATAATTTAAAAAATAATGATTATATATACTAGATAGATATGGCAGGCGGATTAATGAACCTTGTAGCAACAGGACAACAAAATGTGATACTAAACGGTAACCCTAGTAAAACATTTTGGAAAGCTGCGTATAAAAAATATACTAATTGGGGTAAACAAAATTTTCGTTTAGATTTTGATGGTACCCCTTCTCTCAGTTTAACAACTGAATCTACTTTTAACTTTAAGGTAAAAAGATATGCTGATCTTTTAATGGATTGTTATATTTCAATCAATCTACCAAATATTTGGAGTCCTATTATGCCTCCACAAGCTGTAACTCAAGCAGATGGTTCTGTAGTATATACCGATTGGACACCTTATGAATTTCAATGGATTCAAAATATTGGTGCTCAAATAATTAGTCGAATTACTATTACTTGTGGCAATCAAAAATTACAAGAATATTCAGGACAATATATTTTAGCTTCAGCACAAAGAGATTTTAGTGGAAAAAAACTAGATTTATTTGATGAAATGATAGGAAATATTCCTGAATTAAATGATCCAGCAAATGTTGGTTCTCGTGTTAATGCGTATCCTAATGCTTTTTTTCAAGGAACAGGAAATACAACACCTAACGTAACATCTAACCCAGCTGGAGCTCAACCTTCTATAAATTCTAGAAATTTACTAATTCCTCTAGGAGCATGGTTTAATTTAGTTTCAACACAAGCATTTCCATTAGTTGCTCTTCAATACAATGAATTACAAATTAGTGTATCATTTAGACCTATAAATGAATGGTTTACTATTCGTGATGTAATGGATTATACAAATAACTATCCAGTAGTTGCTCCAAATTTTAATCAATTTTACATGCAGTTTTATAGATTTCTTCAAACACCTCCTGACCAAACATTAGGTCCTACATCCTATGTAGATACTAGAACAAATTGGAATGCTGATATTAATCTAAATTGTACATATTGCTTTCTCTCAAATGACGAATCTGAAATATTTGCTAAGAATGAACAAAAATATTTGATTAAACAAGTATATGAAAAACCATATTATAATGTAACTGGACCTAACAAGATTGATTTGGATTCAATAGGTATGGTTATTAGTTGGATGTTTTATTTTCAAAGAAGTGATGTTAATTTGCGTAATCAATGGTCTAACTATACTAATTGGCCTTACGATTATATGCCTCAGGATGTAACACCTGCTCCAACTACAGGAAGTTATCCAAATCCTGCACCTTCACCACCAAATCCTGCAACACTCGGTCCAGGTTTGAATCCAGATGGCACATTGAGTGGTCTTTATACTAGTGGAGTATATAATCCACAAAATATCAAAAATATTTTGGTTGCTCTTGGAATATTAATGGATGGACAATATAGAGAGAATATTTTGCCAGTTGGTGTATATAATTATATTGAAAAATATGTTAGAACAGCCGGCTTTGCTCCTTCTGGATTATTTTGTTATAATTTTTGTTTAGATACTGATCCTTATACAATACAACCTTCTGGAGCAATGAATATGAGTAGATTCACAAATGTACAATTTGAGTTTACAACAAATATTCCACCAGTAGATCCATATGCTCAATCATTAACCATTTGTGACCCAGCTACAGGTGATATAGTTGGCATCAACAAGCCAACATGGAGAATTTATGATTACAATTATAATATGTATTTGATGGAAGAGAGAGTAAACATGGTAATATTTGTTGGCGGTAATGCTGGTCTTCTATATGCTACTTAAAAAATTATATTATTTATTAAATTTAATAATATAATTAATATTTTCTATACTTTCTTGATTTTCTTGATTTTCTAGTTTTCTTAGACTTTTTAGATTTTCTAGACTTCTTATATCTTCTAGATTTTCTTCTGCGTCCTCCGGCAGCCTCAGCAGCACCACTGTCATCAGTATTAATAAAATTATTTAAAAAATTATCTATAGTAGGAATAAGATTATTACGAATTGTATTCTCAGTTGTCATACTTGGGTCTTCATCATCTAAGTAGTTTGTTAAATCTCTTTTTGTAGTTGCTGCTAAATTTACTATTATTTCATCCTTTCTTCCTTGTGATGCCTCATTCCATCCAGAAGCTGATAAAGACCTTTCTACATAACGCACAGCAGCTAAATTTTCAGCTTGACTGTTACCTGTTGGTTCCATCATTAGTTTTCTTGCTTGAGCTATAGTATTAAAAATGTCTTCATATTGGTTAATACCAGGAAGATTTGCTAGGTTAACAAAATTACTCATTATATTATATAATAATATAATAATTATATTTTTTAAATTACAATATTAACGTGGTGTATCTGGGTCTCTCCAATCAATATCATGCGCTTCAAAATAAACAGGATCTCCAATATCTTTATTCAATATAACTACAATAGGTTCTCCCACATTTGGTT